ATAATAAACAAGGGGCCTAGGGGTTAGCCGATTCTTCAAAAGTATTGAGTAAATATAATTATCTATAGACTTTGGATATTTTTTATAAAAAACCAACCAAAGACCAGAGATGCCAGATCAGACAAAGATTTACCCCAATTTGACAATTAGTTAATTATTGTCATTTGACCAATCCTCGACAAGAGGGCTAATTATTTTGAATTTCTTCGATGTACGTATGAAAATACCCGATGTAAGATTGTGTTACGAGAAACAACAACGAAGTGGAAATGACCATGAAACTTGAAAATGCCAGTATCGCTTTCATCGCGGGTTTGATCCAAACCTCTGCCGAGGTTTTCGATAGGGAAGACGCCAAAAAAGCGATTGATGTGTTGACCGAAATCGGCGCGACGCCTGAAAACTTTCATTACCTCGGTGAATTGATGGGGATGCTGAACTTCAACGCCACCGACCCGTTGAACAACAACTGATCCATATATCACGTAAAGTATTGCGCGGTGTTTTAACGCCGCGCAAACTATTTTAATAAACCATAAAATAGCCTATTTACTTAATTATTGATTTGTTTTATACTGTGTATATATCGACTGGGCGGGGGCCAAAGTCAATAAATGATTGAGACACCTATAGCAAAAGGTACAAGGGATGGTGTAACGGATATATACGTCGTGGCTACCTGCAGGTCCGTAACAACGCTTTCTATCGCTCGGTCACTGTACCATATACACGGCATAGAAGCCTGGGTGCCGCGTCAAGTGAATCTTAAGCCAAAAAGAAAAGAGAAAAGCATAGTCGCGTCTTTCCCAGGATTTGTGTTTATACCCCAACACCGGTTAAAAGATGCTGAGTTGTGTAAGAAAAGACTTCAGGTTCCAAGTTTTAGTGCTCTTGTTATGAATTCGCAGATAAAGACATGCTCGCACGAAGAACTTATGATATTCGAAAAGACGATCAAGGAACTAAATGAAGCTCCTTTTGTGGCTGTTATAAGTATAAGGGTTGGAGACACTGTCACAGTAACTAAAGGGCCTTTATCGGGGTTAGTTGGTGAGGTTACCGAGGTTTTTGTGTCAAAGACGCTGAAAGTGAAGATAAAGACTAAATCGGACTTTTGTCCGGTCATAGAGTTGCCGGCTGCCTATATAGGTTAGCATTGAGACGCACTCACGCCACTAGAGTGGTTGGCCGTTTGACTCAGCCGGAAGCCGAGAAATGTTCGAAGTCGTGAAAGAAACCATGGGCTACCTGGAAATCCGCGCGCCATTCAATAAGTTAAGAGTAGGCAGTGCCGAGGACCTGTGGTCAAGGTTTCTGGAATATCGAGACCACAGCAACAAAACGCCGATCGTTGAGCCGCGTATTTTTAGCGGAAAAGAAGGGCCACAGTACGGTCACCTTAACAAAATACGGCCGCTGACTCTTAACGGGCTGTGCAATTTCATTGGCATGCACCCTGGAACGTGGTCTATATGGAAGAGAACCGAAAGCGAAAAAATTGTAGAGAGCGAGTCGAAAGAAAGCTTTTTCCTTGAAGTCATACTCCAAATCGAAAGCATCATCTACGACGATCAGTTTCAGGGCGCGGCGGTTGACATCTTCAATGCGTCAATCATCTCGAGAAAGCTTGGTCTTACTGAAAAAAGGGAATTTACGGGCCCTAATGGTGGCCCCATCCTGACGCAAGACTTGACCGCTGAGGAGGCACTTTACGATGAAGCACGCCGACTCGGCATCGATGTTGAAGCTCTTGGCTTCAGCCGTCGAGATAAGGAAAGCTAAGGAACTAGGCCCGAAAGGTCCCCTACTTTCGTTCATGCGCTGGTATTTCCCCGAAAGAGAGGGGCTGGACCTGATAGTCGGTCCGCACCACCCGCTTATCTGCAGCACTCTGGACAAGGTGTATACGGGTGAGATAACGAGACTCATCATCACTCTGCCGCCTGGTTATTCAAAGACAGAATCCGCTGTTGTTAATTTTGTTTCTAAGGGGTTCCAAATTAACCCCGGCGCTAGGTTCATACACGCAACATTCTCGGACCAACTCGCCGGTGAAAACAGTGCCAATATAAAGACGTTGGTTCAGCTTGATAGCTATCAAGAATATGCTGATCCAAAGTTCGAGATTCAGACAGACAGCAAGGCTAAGGACCGCTGGAAGACCACTGCAGGCGGAGGTTTGTTGGCCAAGGCCGCGGGCGGACCAATTACCGGTTTTCGCGCTGGATACATGGACAAGACCATCTTCACTGGTGCGCTTATAATCGATGACCCGATAAAACCAGACGATGCTTTCAGCCCGAATGAGCGTATGCGTGTAAACCGTCGCGCAACAAACACTTTTAGAAGTCGTTTGGCTCATGAGGGTGTTCCGATCATCGTGATCATGCAACGCCTTCACTCTGAGGACTTTGCTGGCCACCTTCTTACTGGCGGGTCTGGCGACTACTGGCACCACCTTGACTTGCCTGTGTTGATCGAGAACACGAATGCAGAATATCCAAGGCAATGGACGCACGGAATACCGCTGCCGCACAATCTGCCACTGGGGCCGCTGTGGGAGCATAAGCACAATCTCGAGCAAATAGAGGTCTTAAAGGCCGACGAGTATACCTACAACAGCCAATATCAACAGCGCCCGGTAAGTATCGAGGGCGCCCTGTTCCAAATGTCTTTTTTCCAAGAATGGGCTGAACTTCCTGAATTAGACTACTTCTGCATGTACGGCGATACCGCGATGAAGACTACGGAACGCAATGACTTCAGCGTATTCCAACTTTGGGGCAAGGCCAAGAACCGCACCGGCATCTATTTGGTCGATCAGCTTCGAGGCAAGTGGGAAGCGCCAGAATTAGAAAAGAACGCGTTGTTCTTTTTTAACCGATACAGGACCCTGGGCATTCACCCTCGCGGGTTCAAGATTGAAGACAAGGCTAGCGGAACCGGGCTTATACAGGGTTTGCGTCGTAAAGGTGTACCTGTACAAGCGATTCAGCGTAACCGCGACAAATATACCCGAGGCCTAGACGCGGCCCCTTGGGTATCGAGCGGAATGGTTTGGCTACCTAAGAACGCCCCGTGGATAAATAGCCTGCGCACCGAGCTTGCCATCTTCGACGGCCTCGGAACTGGGCACGATGACCAAGTCGACCCACTGATGGACGCCATCAGCGACATGCTTTCCGGCAATGACCGAATCAACCTGGATAATCTCTGATCATGAATATGCCTGTCAACATTGCAGATGGACTGGAGAGCATCACAGCGTCTCTCGGCACTGCCCGTGACAAAGCATCTTCTGTCGTGTACGCTGAATCTTACGTCAATGACGAAGAATTGACTGCCGCCTACAAGACTTCTTGGTTGGCTAGGAAGATCATCGACGTTCCGGCTACCGACATTTTCCGTCGCTGGCGCAATTGGCAGGCAGAAGAAGACCAAATCGAGAAGCTGGAAGACCTTGAGAAGAAACTCGGACTCAAGGAAAAATTCACTCGCGCTAAGAAGCTTGCGAGGCTGTACGGCTGCTGCTACGTCTACTACGACCTAGGCGACGATCAGATGCAGCCGGTTGATCTTTCCAAGGTCAAGGCATCCGGCATCCGCTTTGTCACGGTGCTCACGCACCGTCAGCTTAGCCCAGGCGAAATAGAACAGGACGCGCTTTCGGACCAATTTGGAAAACCCAAGTGGTTCGACGTTGTTAGCACCACGTCTGGAAACGTCAGGATTGACCCTTCACGCGTCATCGTTTTTCTGGGCAGTGAAAGCCCAGATGACAACCTGCTTGTTGGAACGCGCGAAGGCCACGGTTCTCGGCTCGGAACAAGCGTTCTGCTGGCCACGTTGCCTGCAGTCAAACACTTCGACTCGGTTGCGACAAACATTGCCTCTCTGGTGTTCGAGGCTAAGATTGACGTCATCAAGGTGAAAGGCTTGATGCAGATCGCGGGTAACCCCTACGAGGAAGCAAAGCTGTTGGCGCGCTATGCGCTTGCCGCAGTCGCCAAAGGCAACAATGGCATGCTGATCCTTGACGGTGAGATGGAGGAATACGAGCAGAAGTCTTACAGCTTCGCCGCCTTGCCGGACATCATGGATCGGTTCAGCCAGAATGCTTCAGGCGCGGCTGATGTGCCGATGACTCGCCTGTTTGGTAATTCCCCCGGTGGCCTTAATTCTACCGGAGAAGGCGACCTGCGCCATTACTACGACCACTTGTCCTCGATCCAAGAGCTTCAGATCACGCCTGCACTAGAAATGTTCGACGAGTGCTTGATTCGCGCCGCGTTGGGTTCTCGCCCACCGGAAGTGTATTATCTCTGGGCAAGCCTTTGGCAGATGAGCGACAAAGAGCGGTCAGATTTGGGCAGCACTGGCGTAAATACCATCAAGACGCTCAAGGACACAGGCTTGATCCCTGACGAGGTGCTCTCGCGCGGGGCTGTTAATATGCTCACGCAGGCTGGCGTCATCCCAGGACTGGAAGCAGAGTACACCGCTTATTTTGACGGAGGCGGCGAGGCTCCTTGGGATATTGAGGCAGATACTGAAGCGGAGGCTGCAGCTGCAAAGGTGCAGCCAAAAAAGCCTCAGCCAGGGAAACCCGGTACCTTAACTGACGAGCAAGCCCGCGCGCCCAAGGGATCCAATATCGGCGGTCAATGGGTAAAAACCAATCATTCAATCACTAACAGAAAGGTTGGTCTAGGTACTTCAGTAGTCACAACAGAGGACACCGGGACGGACGACCCGGAAGCTCTTTTAGAAGAAGCTCATACTGCGGCTTTTTACGTTCTCGCAAAGGGTCACGCTGTTAGATTGGCCGCCCTTAAAACACCTGATGAAATCGCCGCGGAAGAAGTTCAACAGGCTAAATACAAAGTAAACAGGGCAAAAAAACTAGAGAGGGAGGAGATATACCTAGCGGTTCGTTCCATTGAATTAGATCATCTACCTGTTGAAGAGCTTTTTCAAAAACACAAAGACGGCGAAGTTACTCGTGGCGACGTTATCCGAAGTTTACAGAATCGTAGCCGTCAAGATCTGATAGCTTTGCGCGCCGAATACGCGGCTCGCAATGATCCCATCGAAAACGCCGTGGACGAATTCACAGCGCAGGGTGACTTCTATTCGCTGTCTTCGGCGCTCCTACTAACACCGCCCCCGCCTACAGCGTTTACCCAAAACCAAGACGACGTAGCGCTTAATATCAACAACGTGCGCACAGAGTCGCAACGCTCAGCACTTGAAGGTTACGGGGAGTATGACTATAAAAAAATCAACGCGGCACTCAGATCCGGAATGACTCACCCTTCGGTTCGCCCGATGGACGCCGCTTTTGGAACCGCCGAGTCTAAGCAAGATATGGTAGTGGTTCGCGTTATTACAGAAGCTGGAATGAAAACAATCGAAGCCCAGATTGGTGCTCGTGTAAAACCCGGTGACGTAATTCAAGACCTTGGTTATATGTCGACCACAAGACTTCCGCACGTTGCCGCAGCTTTTGCCGGTGGTAACGGTTACGGTATTAAGATCAAAATACCTGAAGGGTTCCCCTTGATTGGTATGGTGAACTCTGAAAATAGGGCCACAGAACACGAAGACGAATTCTTGTTGCCAAGAAACACCTCCCTGCGCGTGACCGGAGTTCAAGGGAGAATTGTTATGGCGGAGGTAGTAACCAAATGAGTAGCCGCTTCGCTTGGGATGATTTGTCTAGGCTAACGGTGACAAGGCTCTCAACCCCTCTGGAATTGATCGACGAAGCCCTTAACAGTTACTCCGTAGGGGACGCCCAAGCGCGCGATCCGAAAGGGACATCGACCGGGGGGCAGTGGTCTTCTGGCGGCGGTGGTGGTAGTGGTATGGTGTCACCCGAAGTAATAAGCAATGTTGGCTCTGATCTTAGGTCCAGGGTACAAGCTATAGGGTTTAACGAAAAGCCCAAGCAAAGCGACATCAACCTCGTTAACCAATATATACCTGAAAACGGTCAAATTATCGTTGTCACGACCCAAGACAGTCTCGGGCCAATCCTTGAACAAGGGATGAAAACGGCAAAAGAACTTAATACCTCAACCAGAGATTCCTATACAATAGAGCAAAGAACTAAGTGGGAAAAGACCCTTTTTGGCGATGAAGCCGGAAATCCAATATACGGGTTTATGGGCGGAGACGAAGATAAGACCGGCAGCACCATAGACAAGCTACAGGAAATGGGCTACGGTGGCGCCGTCTTAACTCTAAACGAAAGTGTCAAAGAAAAGTCTACCTTGACTTTTGGAGATAGCTTAAATTCTAACGTTGGCTATTACATGCCTGAACACGGGCTTTCGGATAAACAGTTGGGCGAGGTTTTTAGGCCCTCAGTCCCATTTCCGGCCAACGATAAGACAAAGGCGTATGAAGCATTTGCAAGGTCCGAGTGGAGAACTGGCGCAACTGGCAAAAGCATGAAGTCAAAGTTTAAGCTTGCATATGTTGAGGCGCAAATTTGGGGCGGTGTTTCGGTTTCAGACATAAAGAGCGTTGAGTTTCGTGACAAAGCCCCTAGCGCGGAAATTCAGTCTAAGCTTTCAAGCCTCAACATACCTTGGAGCATGAAAAGTAATAAAGTGTCTGATTCGGTTCAAGTCTACAGCGGTGTTATACACGCAGACTCTTCTCAAGGTCAAATTGCCAAACACAAAGACGGTGCGGTGCTCGTAGAGGCCGGTGAGAACGAATTTGGCCTTAAGATGGCAATTGCCGTCTTTAACGGTAAACGCAGCGAACCAATGATTGTTGGAGCTTTCCTTAAATTTGGTGGATGGGAAATCACTGACCACTTCTCTGACGAGCAAGCCCGCGCGCCCAAAGGCACCAGCATCGGTGGCCAATGGATCAGCCAAGGCGGCTCAGCCTCACCGGCTGCAGGCTCGCGCGAAGAGCTCAAGGCTCTTGTCCTTGCAGGCGCTAGCCGTGACGTTATTGACTCTCACGTTGCTCTTCTCACTGTTCTCCGTGAGATGGAGAATAGAGAAGAGACGATAAACAAACCCGGCTACGGCTCGCAGGATTGGCACGACAATCGCACGTACAAGATCGATGGCAAGGAAGTCAAAGGTACCGAGGCTGCAGTGGAAGCTTGGGAGACTCAAGCAGAAGAACTTGCTTGGAAAGAGACTAAGCGAACCGTTGAGCCAATTGAGTACGATAGAAAAGCGATCATACTTCTTGGTCCACCAGCAGCCGGTAAGTCTACTATAGCAAATGAGATTGCGGTTGCCAGGAAGGCTATGATCCTGGACTCGGATGAAATCAAGAAATCAATTCCTGAATTTGACCGAGGCAGAGGCTCTGCGGCTGTTCATGAAGAGAGCACTGAACTTCTCAAGAGCGTTCAGGCCTTGAATATGGTTAAGGGAGCGAACATAATTCAAGCAAAGATAGGAGATAATCCTGCTTCCATACAAAAGCTCATATCGCAGTACAAAGAAGCTGGATATAAAGTCATGGTCGTCAACATGAAAGTAACTATTGAGAATGCTCATAGACGGAACATTAGTCGTTTCGTTGACATTGAAAGAATTGTCCACCCAGAATATCTCGATTCTATTGGAACGAAACCCTCAGCGACCTACGCATTCCTGAGGCTCAACAATATGGCTGACGGTTTTGCAGAGATTGACAACAACGGCGGATTCACGGATCCTAAACCAATCTTGAATCGGCAAGGCATGAACCCCCTAATAGGAACGCGCTTCGCCGCGCAGATGGACTGACATGAAAGAAAACATAGTTGCCATGTACCACCGCGTCGAGAACGAAGACATGCGTTTGACGGATCCGATTGCTATTGCGATGGTTCAACGAATACTGGCCAAGCAGCGTGCTGCTGCGTTGATCACTGACGCGCAAGCCCGCGCCCCCAAGGGATCGCCAATCGGCGGTCAATGGGTAGGTAAGGCCGGAGGCACCCCTGGGGGGCAAGGCCCTTTTGATGTTGCGCCTGAATTGATCAACAAAGTCGGTTCAGGCCTGAAAGCTAGAGCGGAGGCTATTGGCTTTAATCAAGAACCTTCGGGCGAGGATATAGGACACGTTGACCGTCTTTTTGCTGAACGCCCTGATTTGATCCTTGTCACTCCTTCTAGGAGCCTCGACGCAATACTCTCTGAAGGCTTCAAGCCTGCTGCGGTGACCGGTGAGACTACTCGCAGTTACATGCCTCAGAGCAGAGCAAAACTTGAAAAAGAACTCTTTGGGAAAGACTTGAAGAACCCGATCTATGGCGTATTGGGTGGCGAATCAAAAGAGTCAAAGTCTGAAGTGCGATTGCTGAGCAGACTTGGTTATGGCGACGTTGCTGTTACCCTCTCCGACAGCGTCAAGGATCGAACCACCTTGACTTTTGGCGATAGCTTAGACGTCAACTCTGGATACATCAAACGCGACCACGGCTTTCCAGACGAGGTTGTCGGTGCAATTCGGCGTCCATCTATTCCATTTGCTGCTAGCGACAGGGCTGCTGCATACAAAGCTATGGCCAACTCTGAATGGAGAAGCGACAGATATGGAGTTGCAGATGTTGGGCTTGACTACGTCGAAGCTCAGATCTGGGGCGGCGGGGTTGCTGTCAGCGACATCAAGAGTGTTCAATTCCGCAGCAAAGCTCCGAGCAAACAGATCGAAGGCAAGCTTGCAAGCCTAAATATACCTTGGAGCATCAAGAACGATATTAGGTCAACAGTGAAAGATTCAACCACCACTATGCATGCAGACGCTTACCCGAACCAGATCGCCAAGCACCCCGATGGTGCAGTCTTGCTAGAAGCTGGGGTGAACGAATTTGGCTTCAAGATGGCGGTTGCTGTCATGGAAGGCCAACGCAGCAAACCGATGATCGTCGAGGCGTTTCTCAAGTTCGGTGGATGGGAGCTTATTGACAATTTCTCTGACGAGCAAGCTCGCGCGCCCAAAGGCACCAGCATCGGTGGCCAGTGGGTAAAAACAGGGTCTGGGGGCGGAGGGTCTGACGCAGCGGCTATTGAGTCCATGGCCACAAAGAAATACCCAGCTTCTTATATTAACGAATTGTTGGCCAAAGACCTGTCGACGCTTACGAGCTACGAAAAAGTCAAGGTTAAGATATACGAGAAGGGCCTGGGAGAAATTAAAGCAGCTTCGGGGGCAAAAGCAGCTTTGGAGGCAAAAATTAAAGACGCGGCCATTCAATCACTGGCAACAAATAAATATCCTGCCGCGTACGTCGAAGCTCTTTTGGCCAAAGACATGTCGACTCTTACGAGCTACGAAAAAGTCAAGGTTAAGATATACAAGAAGGGCCTTGAAGAGCATAAACTGACGCTAGCCGCACCGGCACCGGCACCGGCACCAGTAGTTACGGCTGTACCAAAGCTATCTAAAGACTTTACCCTGATTGGCAGCAAACCTGGCGGGTCAAACCCAGGCGGATTGTATAACGATAAAAATGGCGAAAAATGGCTTGTCAAAGGCAACAAGCAGCTTGTTGAGGGCAAGGTAACTCCCCAAACAAGCGAAGAACGAGCCAACAATGAGGTGCTGGCTTCTAAGTTGATGCTTGCGGCAGGTGCTGGCGCGCCTGAAATGAAAACCGTTGACTTAGGTACGAAGCATGGTGGTGGCCTAGGCGTCGCATCGAAGTGGGTGGATGGTGTTGTTCCTTTTGACGTGTCGAATCCAGCACACATTGCAGCCGCTCAAAAAGATTTCGCGGTTCAGGCGTGGCTTGGTAATTACGACACCCTCGGACAAGGGTATGATAACACTGTCATCATCAATGGCAAAGCGGTAAACATTGACCCCGGAGGAGCAGTCTTGTTCCGGGCCCAAGGTATGAAAAAAGCCAGTTTTCCGGATCATGCCCCAGAATTTGAAAGCATGAGGCTAAACACTTATGAGCAGAAAGCCGTCTTTGGGACCATGACTAGCTCGGAATTGTCTGCCAGTGCGTCTAAATTGTCTAAGATCACGGACGTTCAAATCGCCACACTGGTGGACACGCACGGCCCTGGAAATACTTTTGAGAAAACAAAGCTTACCGCTACCTTGATAGCAAGGCGAGACGTAATACTCATTAAGGCACATCTAGCCGTAAAAGCCCAAGCCGTAACAGCCAAAGCCGCGGTTAAACCTAAACTTTCCGAGTTTGCCGGCTGGCAGAGCAACTACATTTCAAACAGTGATCGACTTGCCTCGTTAAACGGTACCCCACCCCCAATATCAAAAGGAAACCTACCGCAATCATACATTGTTCCTTTGTCGAACGTGGGGCCGAAAGAAAAGTTTATACGTTCGTATACGGGTGGGGCTTACAAGATTATTAATAAGAATCTGCGTAACGGCGGCACACCTACCTATGACGATACGCAGCGCGATATAGCAATCGCTATGCACGCCGCACCCTCACGAGTCGTTGTCGTCCGGGGTATCAGCAGCGCTGCGGCAAAAACTCTGTTCGCTGGCAGCCAGGGCTTTGCAAAGGGTGCGATTCTACGTGACGCCGGTTACGCTTCAACAACAAGAGCCGTCGAAATAGCCACTTCCTTTGGCGGTACCAATGGCTATGTGATGAAGATAAATATCTCAAAAGGACAATATGTCATGCCTGTTAAGCACATGAGCAAGAACCCCCATGAAGATGAGTTTCTTCTTCCGCGCGAATCACAATTCAAAATTATGGCATTCGACCCCAAAAACCAAATTATTTCAGTGGACCTTTTGTAGTGTTTACCTTTGAAAAAAGACTTGATATAGTAAAGATTGGAGGACTGAGCAATGAGTAGATTTATATCTGAAGAAGGCGAAATGACGGTTGTCCCGCGCATGACAGACGAGGAATTGGTTGTGCAACAGATGATCGATCGTATTGACGCAGCGCTGCGAGCTGCCGGAGAAGACCCGGACGAACCTTTTGTAGGCGAAATTCCTGAAGAGGAAAACTAACGTGAACTTCTCAGACAACGCTCCCGTTACGTCAATGCGCCGGACGGCGGATGGCTATCTCACAGGCTCTGTCCGTTGCGCCAGGACTGGCGTGCAGGATTACCTGCGCACTGAGCTTGGCCTCGAAGGCGACGGCATGATTGCTGTCTACCGGCCTGAGGATTCTGTGTTCGACAAGGGTAGCCTTTCGACTTATGCGGGCAAGCCAATCACCCTTGGCCACCCAAAGGGCGGCGTAGTCGATGCAGCGAACTGGAAAGAGCTTGCAATCGGAACCGTTGGCTCAAAGGTTCTGCGCGACGGTGAGTCGGTTGTTGTCGACTTCTCTATCATGGACGCTGACGCAATACGTGGCGTCGAGGCTGGCACGCGTGAAGTGAGCATGGGCTACACGACGCCGATGGCGCTGCAGGATGGCCTCGCGCCAGACGGTACCGCCTATCAAGCGGTTCAGACTGGACCAATCAAAATTAACCACCTCGCTGTCGTATCAGCGGCGCGCGGTGGCAAAGAACTTCGCATCGGTGACGCTGCGATCCACTGGGGGGCAACCCCTATCCACCATGGTGACAAGGAGATGCCCATGTCGACAAAAAGTGTGGTGCTAGGGGATGCGGCAGTCGTACTGCCCATCGCTGATGCCGACGTCATTGAAGCCTACAAGGCAGAGATGACGAAGAATTTGTCTGACGCCTACAAAGCGAAAGACGATATGGAAGTCCAGAAGGACGAGGAAATCGGCAAACTCAAGGCCGAAAAGAAAACGATGGCGGATGCGGCGGTTACACCTGCCAAGCTCACCTCCCTGATCGCCGACCGTGTCTCTCTCGAGCATCAAGTTAGGATGATCGACGCCAAGATCGTTTGCGACAATGTCTCCGACGCTGATCTTCGGCTCGCAGCGGTCGTTTCGGCTCTTGGCGATGAGGCTGTCAAAGACGCCTCGCCTGCTGAGATCTCTGGTATGTTCAAGGCGGTGAGTTTTTCCAAGCAAACCGCCCCGAACGATTCGATGCGCGCCGCGCTTGGTTCGCAGAAACTCAACGACGCTTCTTCAGGCCCTTGGAGCGACGCTGTCGCTGCTTCGGCTGGCGTCCTGTTCAAGAAGAAAGGGTAAGATATGCCTCCTGTTTTGATGCGTGACGGCACGGCCAATTTCATTGTCTCTGAAGCGAACAGCATGTACCGTTCGCGTGAAAAGGCTGATGTGATCGCACACGCCACTCTCGTGCTTGTTGCTGGAACTGTTCTCGGTCGTGTCGTCACAGGCACTGCCACGGCTGCAGTGAAAACGGTTCCCGGAGCCAACACCGGCAACGCGACGTCCAGTGCCGTCACCACGACCTCGGATGCCCGAACCGGCATTTACCAAATTCGGTTCCTGACGGCCACCACCTTCACGGTTGCTCGTCCTGATGGGTCACTGCTTGCCAATGGCGCTACCGGCGTCGCCTATGTCGGCGAAATCGGCTTAACGCTTACAGTTGGTGCCACGCCTATGATTGCCGGTGATGGTTTCGATGTGACGGTGACAACCGCACCGGGCGACTTTACTCGGCACACTCTTGGTAATTCCGACGGTACCCAGACCGTTGCGGGCATCCTCTACGAAGAAGTTCTCCCCGGCTCTGGGGCGTCTTTCAACAAAAACCGGACCATCCTCGTGCGTGACTGCGAAGTCAACGGTGCACAGCTGATCTACTCGGCTAGTGCAACCAGCGCACAAATCGCAACTGCGAATGCCGCGCTCGTTGCGCTCGGTATCATCGTCCGATAACAAGGAGTTTACCACATGGCTGGTATGGACGTCTTCAACAGTAATGCCTTTTCCATGACGTCCTTGACAGGCGCAGTGGAAAAGATCGACTACGTTCCGCAAATGCTCGGTGCGCTTGGAATCTTCGATCCAATGCCCGTTCGAACTCGGAACATCTTCGTCGATCGTCGAGAGGGTTTCTTGACCCTGATCCCCTCATCCCCTTTGGGCGCTCCGCCTGACGAGATGAGGCTTGACGATCGCGATGCCGTGCCTCTGCGGACCACGCGGCTGGCCAAGGGTTTCACGATGTACGCCCACGAGATTGAGGGCATTCGCGCCTTCGGCTCGGAAAGCGAATTTATGCAAGTGCAGGCTGAATATCTGCGACGCATGGCTCGTGTGCGAACTGACATGGAATTGACCCACGAATACCACCGTCTCGGTGCGCTTCAAGGTCTGCTCTTGGATGCCGATGGCACCTCTGTGATCTACGACTACTTCACGGAGTTCAACACCACTCGCCCGGCAGTGATCGACTTCAACCTCGACACCTCAACCACCAACGTTCGTCAAATCCTCACGGATTTGGTGCGCTCTTTGGTTCGAGGTTCGGGTGGCGCTGTGACCAGCGTCGCACAAATCCACTGCTTGGCTGGCGACGCCTTCTACGACGCTTTGATCGACCATCCGACGATCCGCACGACCTATCTGAACTATGTTGCGGCATCAGAACTTCGGACTGCAACGGCATTCGGCGACTTTGTTTATGCCGGTGTCACGTTCCACAACTATCGCGGGACAAACGACAACGCCGCTGTGGCCATCAAAACTGATGAAGCCAAGTTCTTCCCGGTCGGCGCGCCTGATGTGTTCAAGAAAGCGATGGCTCCTGCTGAGTTCGGACCTTTCATCAATACGCCGGGACAGGACACCTACGCGATCAACATTCGTGATCTGGATCGTGCCGCTTGGAGCCGTGGTGAAATCTACAGCTATCCGCTGTACTTCTGCCAGCGTCCCGGGGCATTGCGCACCGGCGTCCGGACGTAAACAGGTTAGCTAGACTTTAATAGCAAGCCAAACGCGCCCCGCTTAAATCCTCCTCCCTCGTGGCGGGGCGCGTCTGAACCTCAAAGGAGAATAGTTATGCTTTGCACTGTCAAAAACACGAGCAACCGAATCCGCGCCCTTGAATCTGGTTCAGCCGGGATCCTTGTCTTTGTCCCCGGGAACTCGGAAGGCGAATACAACCTCAACCCTTCAGCTTTGGCGATGAATGGGCCAACTTTGGCCGTCGCTCCGGTTGAGAGCACCAAAATTGCCAAGGGCGAGCCTGCTTTGGCCGTGACGCTGGAGCCTGTGCCGCTGGAGCCTGTGCCTTCCAAGGCTCCTTCAGCCAAAGTCGATGCCAAAGGAAGTCCGCCGGGCGCCGAGTCTCCTGCTGACTGGCAAAAGGGGCTTGAGGCCCCGAAATGATTGGAACCGTCCTCGCCCTGATTGCCTACGCTGCAGCGCGTGGCACCGTAATTGCCAACAACGCCGCGACTTTGGAAGCGCTGGTGCGCGCTTCCGACTACATTCAATATACCTACCTGACCGGATCGACGTGCACTGTTGCAAGTCCGAACGTGGAAAGCGCAGTATACGAGGCGGCAATGTCTGAGGTCATCACGCCGGGTTTCTGGACTAAGACTTTCACTCCTGCGGAGCAGAAGGTTCTGACGGGGGTGGGAAGCCTTTCTTGGACTGTGACGGGCGACGCTAGCAAAAACGGCTCTTCAACTCCGCGATCCACTAAAATTGACGCCATGCTGCGAGCTTGCATTGTGGGCGGTATTTTTGCCTGGACTACGATGAGGGTCGTCTGATGAGTGGTCTTGCCATCGCAGCCGAAGTTGCAGCCGCGCTGCGTGAAGCCGGTGAAGCGGTTGGCAATGGCCCGATGGTCGTGATTCTTGAAAAACTGGGGATCAACACAGGTCCGGAAGGGTCACCAGTGCCGGGTCCTCCGACCACGCATCCGCTTGTAGCGATTGACCAGAATATCATGCAAACGGATACGACGGGTGCGATGAGCGGCAATTATGGCGCCTCTCTCGTCGGTACATCGTCGCGGATGCTGATGGTGGAGGCGACTGGGGTTATTCCGACCAAAGCGGATCGGGTGCAAGTGCGCGGTGTCTGGTATCAAATTGCCGACGTGACGATCGAGGCTACGGGCGGGGTGGACTTGTTTTATTCGCTGACGCTGCGAGCTTGATGCATGAGCTTTGAACACTTTGTCTCGCGAAAGAGGATACTGACATGAGTCAAGCCATTGCTTCCATCAGCCACATTCGCGGCGAAAGCGTAAGTTGGGGTTTGCGGTCAGACGTCGCGTTTGCTGGCACTGAAACCGTGACTTGCGACGTGAAGGCGGCTTTGAACGGCGCGAGCGTTCCGCCTTCGTCTGCGGCAGTTGTGGTAGCAGCTACGGTTGTTTTTGTTCCGATAGCGGGTCAGGTTGCGGCCTACTACCTGTTTTCTCTCACTCCCGCCCAAACGGCGGCGATGGAACCGGGGTCCTATATCACGGATGCCAAATTCGTCTTTGTTGGCGGCGCGGTCGATTACCCTGCCCCGCTTGGTATCGTTATCAATGAGCGAGTAACGGCGTGATCCTGACTTGGTTCACACTTCCGGCGCGGTCTTGGACGTGGTTTGGGCAGACCGGCGAAACGCTTGCATTGATCACTCAAGGCGGCGCTTCGGCAGTAGCAACAGTGGTAGGCCCACCGGGGCCAAGCGGCGCTGCTGCAGGAAAGTTTATCTTCACGCAAGTCTCCCCAGCCACTCTTTGGACTGTGGCGCACAATCTTGGAAGCAAACCGTCAGTTACTACGCTCTCTGTTGGTAGCGTCGAACTGGAAGCGCAAGTAGCACATCTTTCTAGTAACACGCTCACGATTACTTTCAACGCTGCTCAAGCAGGCTCAGCAATCTGTCAATAAGGAAAAACTGACATGGCAAGTAAACAATTCAATGTTGATCTCGATCTGCTTGGTGGCGCGCGCGTCATCGGGATGCTGGACCCTGTTTCCGCGCAAGATGCCGTAACGAAAGCCTACGTTGACAGCGCAATTGAAGGTATTGCATGGAAAGATTCTGTGCGGGTTTCCACGCAGTCGAACTTGAACTTGGCTTCGCCCGGTGCCACTATCGACGGCATCACGATGGCGCTGAACGACAGGCTCCTTGTCCGGTCGCAAACGTCCGCACCGGAGAATGGCATCTACATCTGGAACGGTGCTGCAGCTGCTGCAACCCGCTCACCCGATGCAAGCACCGCCAACGAACTAGAACAGGCAGTTACGACTGTCGAAGAGGGTACCAACGTAGGTGCCACTTTCCGGCAGACCACCGTGAACTTCACGCTCGATTCCGGCAACGTCGTCTGGTCGGCGTTCGGAACCTCCGCACCGTCCGCGTCAGAAAGCACTGCAGGCATTATCGAGATTGCCACGCAAGCTGAAGTTGATGCTGGAGCAAGTGCTCTGTTGGCTGTGACTCCAGCCTACCTCGCGTTGTACTCGGGACGCGCTCGTCGCTATGCTGTCAGCTTTGGTGATGGGTCGGCTACGTCTTACGTCATCACGCACAACCTTAATACGGCGGACGTACAGGTTTTCATCAGGGAAACTGGGGGGTCACAGCGCCAAGTTGAAGCAGAAGTTCGGTCGACAAGCGTGAATGCCGTGACCATTCTCGTCAATACTGCCCCGGCGTCAAATGCACTACGGGCTGTTGTGATCGCGTAAGCCATGGCA